GGAATGCATATGAAGTATCAGGCCTAACAGATTATGGTATGCCGGTAACTGGTATTGCTAAGATCGTATATCCTTGCTCTAACAAATATATTGTTGAGTCAAAGTCAATTAAGCTCTATTTTAATTCGTTTAATATGACTAAGCTAGGACCTGATGCTCAGACTGTTCGCGAAGCTATTTCAGAGCGCGCTGCTGAAGATCTATCTAAGCTACTTGAGACTAATGTTCTAGTAAAAGTATTTAGTAATGATGTTATTCTGGCTAATGTTAGCGATGCATATAGTGAATGGGGTCATGATATTGAAAAACACAAGAGTAAGGCTTTTATTACTCTTGAGGAGGTGTATCCTGTAGACGGTGTAGAGTTTAGTGTTTATAATGAAACTCCCGAACTTCTCGAGATCTTAGATTCGGAAGTTGAAGAGGTATATTATCATAGCGCTTTACTTAAGTCAAACTGTCGCGTGACTAGTCAGCCAGACTGGGGTGACGTTTATATTTACATGAGTGGAAAGAAGACGGTTGATCCTATCTCTCTTCTTAAGTATATTGTTTCATTTAGAGATGAGTGTCACTTTCATGAGGAGATTTGTGAAACTATCTATAAGCGACTGTATGATCTGGTTAAGCCAGATAAACTATGTGTAAGATGTTTGTATGCTCGAAGAGGCGGTATTGATATTAATCCGGAGCGCGCTTCCAGTAAAGAATTGCTACATAATACTCTTAGTGATCCGGATATTCCGTTTGCTAAGACACCGAAGCAATAATCTTTATTGCCATAACAAAATGAACCGCTATCGAAAGATAGCGGTTTTTTTATTTGTAGAATAAATAATAGTATGCCAGTTCCATCTACAAATAACGGTTCTACTTATTACAATATCAATCAATGCAGATCTTTTAATCAAATTGCTGGAACCTCTTTAACTAAATTATCTTCTCAGCCGTGCTCTGAGATAGAGCTCTATAATAGAACTGGGGGACTATTAAGTGCTTACGATAATGGATTTAGCCAAGAACCCTTTGCAATGCTTCTTAATAATAATGAGAGCATAGTTTTAAGAGGCTTAACTAATTCAGATCAAGTATCTGCTAAGGCTGCAACAGCTGGACCTATTTTCTACAGAACGCAGTTCTTTAGTAGTAACCCACTTAGATCGTAAAAGAACTAGTATACCTAACGGATGGTGGTGTTGAGTGTAAAAAAGAGCCGATCTTTCGATCGGCTCTCTTAGTATATGAAGAAGAAGTATTAACGATAACCTAGATATACTTCCTTTTGAATCTGTGGAAACGATGTATCAAATCCGTTAGCTGTAAGAGTCTGTTGAGTATTAGTAGCTCCTGTAACAACTGTGAACAGTGATGATGACTCATCTGTAAAAATAACAGCCATTGTCTGGCCGTTGTATGCTCTATCAACTCTAAATGTTGTACCGGCAAATGCTGAAAGAGTAGCAAACGAACCGGTACCAGAAGCTGGTGATACTGCTGATGAAAGAAGAGTATTGAAAGCTACTCCGCGGACTGCTTTTGAGGCTGTTGTACCGGTGGTGAGAAGTTCGACTGTCTTAAATTGACCTGTGCTGGAAAGAGACCAGCTCAAATTTAATGGACCTAAACCGAATGCTGAGAGAACCTGATTGTTAAAGCTAATGACTGGCATATTATTATTTATTCATCTCCATATCTTTTTATATAAAAAAATGGCGAGGTCTTCGGCCCCCGCCATTTAAAGTTTAGTTGTACCTAGCGGAACTATCTATCAAAAATAGACGTTCTGAGCTGCTGGCGAGAACGCGGTACCTAATCCCTGAACAATAACAACGTGGTAGTAGAGGTTAGCACCGAAGATATTATCAACGACACCATAACGTGTAAGCAAGCCTACGCGTGGTGCGAAGTCGTTCGGACCAATTGTTCTCTGTACCATGATAGGAATGTAAGGGCAGTAGATGATACCTGTGTCGTAGAACTCTGAACCCTTGTAACCAAGGAGAGCGTACTCAATACCAGAAGTGCCGCCGGAGTAGCCAAGGCCACTGCCATAAACACCGGTATTTTGTACTTCTGTACGGGTATCACGATATACCGAGAATCTTCCACCAACGGAGCCTACCTTAGCAACACCAACTGGTTGTGTTGAAACGTCGCCTTGTACAGGTACCCACTGGAATTCAGGGAGCATCTCAAGGATCGCGCAAACACGTGGTGTAGCAACGATGAAGTTAGCAGCACCGCGTCTGTTACGAACAGCGATTCTGTTTGCTTCAATGATAAGCTTTTGATAGAAGTCTCTGTTTCTCTCAACGAGCCATCTGCCGTCTGCAGAAGCAGGGGACCAGAATGAGTAACCAGCGCCTGGACCACCGTTAAGTGCGGACTGGATCATTCTTACGATCATTTCACGGTCGATTTCTGCTTGGATCTCATACGACATAGCGTTTGTGATCTCAGCATCGATATCGATACCGTTCATGTTCTTAAGGTCTTGCTCTAATTCAACGGACCAGCGAGCGCCAAGTCTGCGAGTACCAGCTTCAACAGCGGTCTTCTCAAACTTAACCTCTACTTGTGGGATGTTTCCGGTAATTTCAAACGCTGACAAGATTTGAGCAACGCCCTGATCTTGTTGTGCGAATGTCCATCCTGCAGCAGTTGAACCGGAAAGTCTTTGTGAAGACGAACCAGTAAAACGGGTGTCGAGGAACTGATAACCAAGCTCTTTGCCATTTGCGCCTTGGAGAGTACCATCGTAACCAGCATTTACGCCGATTGGATTTCCTGCTCCACCAACAACACCTGGGATACCGTCAATGCCATTAGCAAGACCGGTGGAGTTGTAGGAGTAGCGAAGTGCGAAAGCAAGGCCAACAGGACCGGACATAGGCTGAACGCCTACGATCTCGTTGGAGATAAGCTCAGGAAAAGTACGACGGATCATCGGAATGAGGATCTTTGGAAGACGTGAGTCACCTCTTGCATAGCTATCGGTTGAATTGATGCTACCAGCTTGAGGATTGTACCCTGTGGTTGCACCGCCACCAAAAACACCGGAATCATTAGCTTCAGTAATGCACCAGTTTTCTTGGTTTTCAAGTAGAATAGCAGTATTGAGGCGAGCATTCTCGTCTTTAATTTCCTTTACCGAATCAGAAGAATAGTTAAGAACTGGAGCCCACTTTTCGAGTAGTGCTTCTGCTCTTGATCTATCTACAAATGATTGTGTCGGACGAATTTTCATATTGCTTTAATTTCCTTTCAAAAAAACTCAGGTCACTAAGACCTCATTGTTCAGGGTGAAAATTTATTTATATCTTTGAAGTTCTAAGATATAAGGGTTAGAATCTTGTGATTGTTTTGGCTGTGTCGACTCTCTAATAACTGGAGCGTCAGCTTTTACTTTTCTTTCATTAAACGCTTGTTCTTTAATGATATCAATTCTTTCTTGTTCTTTCCTATCAAAAAGTCTAAGCGTATAGTCAAAGTTTTCTTCGATAAACTTAGGTGTCTTATCACCAAGAACTCTTTTGATATATTCTTTCTTCTTATCTGAGAGACCAGATGTTTTTGATTCGAGAATAAGAGCTGATTTGGTCTTGTAGTAGCTTTCTTTAATGAGAGCATTTTCTTTCGAAAGATCTTGAACTTTCTTAGAAAGCTCGTCGATTTGCTTCTTACCGTCAACAACAGCGTCTTGTACTGACTCACTCATTAATGCTGAATCAATAGCGAGGACCTTGCGAAGATTACCGAGAACTTCTCTAGCTGTTCTGTTTTTGGTAGCCTCAGTAATAGCTTCAGTAGGAATAGCTTCTTCAATAAATTCTTCTAAGTAATTAGAAATAGACTCAACGAGAGTCTCTTTAAAGCTGTTAGCTTCGTTAGTAAGCTCTTTTTCGTATTTTTTAACCACCTTAACTAGTTTACCGGTGTTATTTTTATCAATAGATTCAACAACTCTCTTTAATTTTGTTGTGTGATCCTTATCAATAGCGGAAATAAGCTGCTTTAACTTCTTTGCATAAAGATCGTCTTGTTGAGCAAGTGCAGATTCAACAGTAAGATCAAGCTTTTTTGTAAAAGCTTCTTCAATAGCTTGAAGAGACTCCTCTGTTAAAACTTTCTTTGCTTCGTCAGTTATTAGTGTAGATACTTTCATAGTTAAAAGAGTGGTTCGTTAAGTGAAGAAGATATTCTAGCTTTAATCTTATCTTCTATTACTTGCTTTAAATATTTATGAGCAAGTGCATATTTTTTTGTGGAAATTGACGTAATAAAGTTTTTTATATCAGTTGACTCTTTAACAATTTTTTTAGTCTTGGTCTTTTTAGCAGCCTTAATTGCTTTATCTTTTGATCCCTTAAACTCCCCAACAGGTGATTCAACCTTACCATCCCGGTCGTAATCTTTTTTAGCTTTTTGCTTAGACATACTATTATTTATATCGAACGGATGAATTTTAGTATATGTTCTCTTAAAAATGCATCAACTCCCTTAGTCGGAAGCTTACTAATAGACTTAGCAAAGTTTTCATACACTTCTTCGTATTTACCGTTTTCAGCAACTACCCATTGTTTAGACTCTAATATACCATTTACAAAAGCCTTTGGAAATGAAGGATCAGCTACACAATCTACTGCTACCAATTTAAGATTTCTCACAACATTGTGACTCGCACCTTCTTCAAGAGTTCCTAAAGCTCTCGATGACATACCTACCTTAACACCATCATTGATTAAAGATCTAACTATCATACCACAAGGAGTAGAAAGAACTTTTGATTTACCGTAAAAGACATTATTGTCTTCATATAGTTCTGTAACCATATGACAGGCTCTTTCAAGATCAACATCAGCAGATGCAGGGTGATTAAGCTCTCCCATAGCTCTCCCCGGTATAACCATTTCCTCGTTATATCTTTGAACCTCTTGTCTTAACTCATCTATAGGATATAGTCTTTTATTTTTGTTTACACCCTCTGCCATCATGTACGGTCCTTTAATAAATAAGGTTGAAGGGGTGTTTCTATTTGACTCCTCTACAACGTATTCGAATTGATCATCCAACGCTGGTTTCTCCACTAATAGGTTAAGCTTTAATGCCATATTTATATTTATTGTTTAACTACAAAAATCTATTACTTTAGGTGCTTTTCCGTAAGTATTAAGAATTCTAATCCTTTTCTCTTACAAAATTCAGTAGCTGCTTGCCACTTAGCTTGGTTTTTTATATACATCGATTGCTCGTATATTAAATGTTCTTTCTTTTTATATTTTGTAACAGGTGGTATTGTTTGTTTTGATGGCTTAATTTCGATCAAATATTTTTTAACTTGATCACCTTCTTTTATAACTACAAAGTTATCAACATAGTATTTATGAGCTCTACCATCAAGCGGAGATATGTAAGGTATTATTACATTTTCACTTCCCCACTTTATAACATTTTGATTACTATCGCAAAATCTCATAAACTTTAATTCAAGACCTGATCTGTATATAGCACTAACCCCTAAAAATTTACTCTTATTAACGGGAGTAAACACGCCCTGCCTGTATTTGTTATTTTTTTGCAGATTCATTTATTATATTACCCTACAAAAAACAAAGGAGGAGCTGCATCTCCAAATCCTGCAGATGCGCCTGTAAGAAGCATCTGCTCCAATTCTTTCTTCTCCGTAAGACCTTCCTGTAGCAGGTCATAATTTAGAGATCCACCACCAAGTAAAGATACACCTGTAAACTTACTTCTTACACGACCTACGACAATTTTTGAAAGAGCGACAGCGTACTCATATACCCACTGCTCCTTTACTAAATCTCTAATAGGTCTTTCAAGATAACAAGAAACAACTCCATAAAACCTACTCGACCCTGGCTGTGGATACATCTGTAGGTACTGAGTTCTTTCATCAAATTTAAGATCTCTCCTAATTGCTAACAGTTTTTCTCTTGTATCCAACCATTCTTTAAGAGTATACCAAGACACAAGATCAAAACCGTAATTGCCCATAGCATAACTAAAGTATGTTTGTTGAGCTAATGTCTGCTCTAATGTAAACAGAGTATTTACACCCTGATTAGAGCCCTCTTCAAACTCTGTTACTGATATAACTTTTCTATAATCCATTACATCATAGTCAAATACATTAGAGTACTCTACAGCAGTAGTGTCTTGAGCTTGTAGTGATACACCACGTTTAACGGATGTTCTAAATACACTGCTTAAGCTACTGTTAAAGGAAGTAATTGAGCTATATAGAGTTTTGTCTACAATTTCAAATTCTGGTAATCCTATATCAAAAACGCTAGATAGAGACGACGAGGAAGAGAATACCGAAGATGTTAAAGCTGAGGTACTTATAAACACTGTCTGAGGTGTTTCGACTGTAAAATCTGCTCCAGGCCAAACAGGCTTATTAGAGACCTTTTGTTTATCTGTAAGACCTGCTTTAGCTAAGGTAAATAAGTGATCTAATCTGATACCTCTATTTTTTTCATATAGCTGCGAATCGAATACTAAAAACTCTTGAGTGTAGCCTGCAAATTTAGAAAAATACTCTACAGCTATTTGTATGTTTTGAAATAACTGATCTTGGTGTATCTCTAAAGTTATTAGAGGATAACCTAGAGATCTTTTTATTCTATCCCCAAGATCACCGTAAGTCTCTAATCTATTATTTAAATTAGTAGACTGAAATGCTGATACAGGTAATACTTCACAAGCTAGAGACATATTTATATTTAGTCATTATGCTGCTGGAGCTGGGGCTTCTGGAGGCGTGGCTCCCGGAGTAGGAACTGCACCCGCTTCAGGTGGTGAGCCCGCTTCAGCTGCACCACCTGTAAATTCAGGAGGTGTACCGCCAGGACCTGCTCCTCCTATACCGCCGCCTAGACCACCACCGCCCATTTCTCCACCACCTGCAGCTTCACCTCCTGAGATATCTTGCGCTATAACCTGTTCTCTCCAGGCAGGTCCAAGAGCTGAAATTTGTTGTAGCTCCCACTGCAACTCAGCATCCTTACGTAAAAACTCTCTATTAGCAAGAATATCTTTATCTCTCCATCCGAGATATTTTTTCTGTGCATATGTTTTTGAGACAAACTCGTTAGATGCAATATTAGTAAAGTTATTTGCCTTTTGTTCGAGTCGCTGACTCTCCCGCATCTCGTAGAAGTTAGTCGGAACGTTAAAGATGACTTCAATATTTTGTTCGTTTAAATCAAGCTTATCCCAAAGTCCCTTAAACTTAAGATGAGTAATAAAACCTCTTTTAATTCCTGATGCAAATCTTTGTTGCTGTCTTATAATAAATCTAGCAAATTTTAGTTCTTCCCTTAGGATTTCAGAGCCATCTCTAAATGCATCTTCTGGATCAAGTCTTGAGGTTGGTACTTTAAGTGATCTATATAACTTCTTGATAAAGTACATTAAATCAGCTAATTCGCCTAAATTCTGACCTCCTGCTAGTTGAGATACACTTGACCCTTCCGAGCCAGTTCTTTTCGGAAACCAAAATGCATCGAGCATGGATTGCGGATTGAACTTTTTAACAACATCAGCCTGATCAATATCAAACGTTTTAGATGACCAGTAGTTACTAATTAACTTTTTAAGATATGCTTCTGCTTTAGGAGCAGGCATATTACCTACATCAACGTTAAATACAAGACGCTCAGGAGCTCTTACCAGGCGATAGATTACAATAGCGTCTTCAATTAATGAAAGCTGTCTATAAGCGCGGCGAGCGTTTTCTAAGAACGGTAAAACCATGTTCTTAGTTTCATTCATTACTCCTGAGTTAATATACACTACCTGATTTTCATCAAGAGGTATAAATTCAATTTTTTCTTGCTTGTCGGGTCTCGTGGGATCAAAGATAGGCTTCTTGTAGATAAAGCCTTTAACCATCATATTTTGTATATTATTATATACAGGATCTATAAGTTCGGAAGGAAGATTTACAACACCCAATACACCTTCATTTAAATAATCCTTATGGATAATAAGCTCAAAAAACAGCTCACCTTCAATTAAAAATTGTCTAAAATACTGCCATCCTCTATTTTTAAAATCAAAATAATTAGCAAACTTACTAAACTCTTCATCAAGCATTGTTTTATCTTTACCTGATATATCTATGTTTTTATACTTAATGTTTACTTCATTACCATTTTCATCTGTGTTTATTGCCTCGTCGCAAATCTCGTCAAGAGCGTCAGCCACATCAGAATAAGCAGCCATCACTCTGTAGTCTCTCATTCTTGCTCCTTTATTCTCCTGTATATTAGCATACATCACCTGACCAAACGATGTATCTTTACCCATGGAGCCAATAGGCATATTGTTATACTCGTTCGATATAGATATAGAGTGCTTAGTGAGAGCCTCTGAGCGACGCATACCTGTGTCAGCGAATGTTTTATATTTTGGATTTAATTCATTATTTTCCGTATCAACTATATTTGAATATGGTAGCTTATTTTGAATATAGGACATTAAATTCCTACCGAAGGTAGATGATCTTCCGTCATTAGAAGTATAATTTTTATTCTGATTTGAGGTAGTATCGGCCATCTTTAGTATATATATTTAATCAAGATTTCGTAAAAGTAAAGCTATTTATCGAATAAGTACTAGCCCATCCTACAGGGTTATTAATTACTATATTAAACTCTCCTGATCCTTTTATTTTTGTAAGATCTAAACTAATCATATTATCGTTTAAGATAGTAAAATTAGATAGTGGAAGCACATATCCTGAGACAGCGCCTGTATAAGGTGAATTTAAACTGGTTATTGTCGGAGTTAAACTGCTTAATGAAGAGGTGCTTAATAAGATGCAGTTAGTATATTTAAGGTTTGTACCGTAAACAACAAATGAATTATTTGCAGTAATAGCTTTATTAAGGGTAAAGTCAGAAACTATTTCTACTAAGCTACCCGTAGTGTTATAGAAGATGTTACTGATAGAGGGATTTGCCGATAAGCTTATTGTATCTATGGAATCTGAAAGAGAATTAAAAAACGTATCATAGTTTGTATCCGCTACTATTAAATTTCCTCTGGTACTTATAAAATTAGTATCAATGAAATAAATTTGACTAGAAAGTTCATTCCTATTTCTAAAAAGCCATCCCTTAATAGTAAAGCTAGTGTCAGCTACTACTCTAAATTTGTCTGAATAAGAAATATCAGTAGGTTCGGTTAGTGTTATGCTACCGTTCCAAAGTACCTCAGATCTTATTTCTACTGTTTGTGATGTTATATCAGTAGGCTCTTTCCATGAAATTATTATATAAGGATTATTATATGGTACAAAGTTAGAAAGTATTTGATCCATATCCTGTAGATACCTTGCTAGGATAGACATACTTACCTCTATGTTAATAGGTATAGGCATAAGTAGATTACTTCTGCTTCTATCTCCAGACATATTATAGATGCTATCCAGCTTATTAAAGACTCTTGTACTATCTCGTGAAATGCTTGTAATGTTGCAAGCAACTACTGGTAGTGTTAGATTTTGTGCTTTATTAACAATATCATACATTACTCGCTGCTTAGGAGCGAGTATATATCTTACCTCAATAGTTTCTTTCGCAACTCTATCTTTATCGTATCTCTTAATTACTATATCATCAAATGCTGCAATAAACTGAGTAAGAAGGTCTTTTATTTCAAAATTATAGCTATAATCCTTCACTCATATATTTAGTCTACATAAACCTATCCAAAAAATATTTTGGAATTTTACTTCTATTCTTAATTACAGCTTCAACTATAGCTGCATCTAGAATATATGTAACGCAGTGATCTTTATGAGATCTCACTCCTCTTCCGCAAGACTGAATTAAAGAGCATAGCATCTTATTCATATACCAACTAAAATCTAACTTCATCATTTTTTCTACTCGCTTATCTATCATAGGTAGATATGGTGCTTTAATTATTATTTGGAACCGAGCTAAATCGTCCTTCAAATCGACCCCGTAAGACATTGATGGAGATGCGAGTATTGTAGACTCTTTACTAGTAGAATGCATATCGAGAATATCCTCATTTTTAACTCCTGGCTCTCTATACAGAATTCTATTATTATTTAAGTTGTCTCTAAGGTAATTTGTAATTGTATTTGTTTGGGTATGAATAATACCTTTTTCATTACTATGAAGTTTACAAATTTCTTGAATTTGTTTTGCAATTTTAGGTAGGTTAGATTGCAGATTGTTGTAATTTAGTTTAATTTTCGTGTTCGCGTAAATCGGCGCCTTAGATGCATCAAAGGTTGATTCAGCTTCAATGTATTTAAATTTATCTATACCTAGTGTTTTGCAGAAGTTTGACGGATCGATAATAGTAGCTGACATTAAGATTACTTTATCAGCGTAATCAAATATATGCTTTGCAAGCTTATCAACCTTCAGAGGCATAAAGTTAACTCCCTTAGGTACCCGCTCAGTAATATACTCGCTATCATGCCATGTATCAATTAGAGTCTTAACCTTAGATTGCAGAGTAAGTAGAGAAATTAACTCAGATTTTTTTTCACTAGCATAAAGAGCTGTACTTTTACTATCACTTCTACTTGTTATATCTTTTAATTCTGCTACTCTATCTTCTATATCTGCACATAATGTACTTAACCATCTTCCTAACTTACCATATTCGTTATCACTCGGAAGAGGTCTAATAACTACTTCCGTTTTCTTTAAATACTCAAAATTAATCTGACATGAAAATTCTTTGACTAATTGATCCTCTAACTCTGAGGCCTCGTCACAAATGATATACTGCTTACGCTTTACATGGTAAGGTAGTGCAAAAAACATATTATAATTTAACGTTGCAAAACTAGATGTTACCGCTTTATTACGCGCTTCATAATAAGGGCACGAGTTTTTAGACCAGCAATCATCTTTTATTTTCTTAGAAAGAATGCAAGGAGCATACTCAACTGTATAATTACTATCATACGAGCACTGATAATTTGACTTTCCTTTTAAGACATCTACTTCAGAAAATAACTCCTTATATTGGTCTTGGAGAGCTTTAGTTATTGTAAGGGCAAACGCACCAAATGGTTTTTGCTCTTCTAACTCATCTGCGTGTTGATAATCACCGGTTTGAGATCTTTTAAACACTTGATATGAATTTACTAAATCTATAAAATCTTTTGAAGGTGATCTTGAATCATTACCAAGAGTCTTTGATACAAAAGATTTACCTGAACCAGTCGGAGCACTACAAACTACAAACTTATAACCATCTTCAAAGGCTTGTTCGATATTGCGCAGTAACTTAACTTGCTGCTTATTTGGAGTAAAGGTATCAGGAAACTTACTAAGAAGACTTGTCATTAATAATATTATATCGAAGTTCCTTTAATTTAAAGGAATTATACTTACGACATTATCATATACTTTACTTGATGTGCTTTTGTTTATAGCTCTTAAAGCGTTTACTGTAGCTGAGTGATTATTACAAAGTGAAGTAAGTTTATAATTAAGAGTACAAATATTATTATCAGTACTCTCAATTAAAAAAGGATAAGGTAATTCTAAAATCTTATTGGTCTTTTTATCCGTTTCTATGTAAAATCTAATAAAGTATTGTTTAATATTAAACAGTGTAAGCTTACCTGTCTTCAGAACTTTATTATTACACTTAATGGTTACCTTTGACTGTAAATAGGACTGAAGTATTTTTGTGTAGAGCTCTATATTCATGATTCCATGTACAGAATTTTCTGCTCTGTATTGAGAGTATATATCTCATTATTGAAAAAAGTCCAGAACTGCTCATTAGCAGGTATCTGTCTTATTATAGTAACTTGATCTGCAGATACTATTCTATAATCTTGCATTAGTATATCCCATACTATACACGCATTTTGTCTAGCTTCATTAAACTGTTTATTTTGACGCGGTGGTGTATAATTTAATACAATACGACCGTTTGTAGAGTTTAAGAGATCGTAAGACTTTGTACATAGCATTCTACGCGTAGCTGGTTTATTAGCTAGTGGTATGCGCCGTACAAATCTTAAATCGAGAACATTATTGAGGAGAAGATTCTCCAGTGTTTGTATCGATACTGCCATTTTGCTTTGGTTTACAAATTCCAAAAATTCTACTTTCGTTAAGGAAGACTGCTCCGTTTGCCTTGCCGTAACCGGTTATATCTACATTTGATACAGTAATACCTAGGTTGTTTGGAAACACTACTATATCACCCACCTTGGTATATTTTACTTGCGGACCTGCTAAAATAACCTTAGCTTTTCTCCATGCCTTGGTTAGAGTGTTAGTAGGAATATATATACCGTTTCTAACAATACCGTCTCTATCCTCTGTCATATCTACATACTCTACTAGTACAATATCATCAAAAACAAAACTTAATTCATATTCCTCTAGACCAAAATCTCCACTAGAATGAGAAGATAGGTCTATAAGGCTTCTTGTAGGTGCTAACTGGTCGATACTTGCTTGTGCCATGCTGCTATTTACTTGTATTATTTGTTAAATCAATGTACTGTAATATTTCTCTTTTTGAAAGCATATTGTTTTTCGCTATGACAGCTACACTAGGATCTTCGTCTTGCGTTTCTTTTTTCTTTTTTATATAATTAATTTTTTTAAACTTACTCTGCGGAATTAAGTTAAAGTATAATTTATACATTTCATTTTTATCTTCAAATAGAGAAGCAAACTTATTAAATGTTTCATTAATAAAAATAGTTTTAGAATTATCATAAAACGAAATCCATCTATTTACCATGTAAGGAGTAAACTGCTGAAGTCCCTCACTACAGAGATCTTCAGCAGTTTTTTTTGCAAATAGAAGCGATCTTAATATATCAAAGAAGTTCATACAATTACCTTTGTAGTGGCGATTTGCATGTCCTTAATTTCTTCGTTGAAGTAGTTAATAGCACGATACATTAATTCCTGAACTTGGTCATCGTTAAGTTTTGAGCTATATGCAAACCCCGGTGCTTTATTACCTGCATTAATATTAATACCGGTATGTCCGATAGCTACATTGTCTTTTGAGTATGTGATTGAAACGCTAACTTTACCTACTTCATACTGCTTTTTATCCTTACCGCCGATAAAAGTATCATGTACCATGATATCATCACCTTTCATTTCTAATGGTTTTTTAATAATCATAGCAAGAATATTAGCGATAGCCGCATTAAATAGACGTTGAAAAGCTACTGCACCAATAGGGCAGAGATTTGGAATCTCCCAGCAAAAATTAATAGCATCATCACTAAAAATATAATCTTTACTAAGAGAGTCTTCTAGATCAATAAGATTGTCACTAACATACATAGGAGCTCTAAAAGCTACAATATCGCCACATGGCGATACATTTTTCTTAAAGAACTGATATGCAAAACGCTTGTGAATAAGATCGCCGTTATAGATAGGTTGATTAATAATCATATATCAGATTATATTAATACTATTAGATATTTCAACTGTATATGTTTTATTGTTTTATATAAAGAGCGTCACCCCAAGTATCGCCTATCCAATCCGTCTCCACTCTTTTAAAACCAAATAAATGTAAGTAGCTATCAAGGTCAGTTACCATGCAGCAGTTCTCATATAATTCCGATTTATTTACTTCGGTAATAATATAACTTACATGTTTTAATGTTTCTCGGGCACCTTTTAAAACCTCTAACTCAAACCCTTGTACATCGAGACTTATGAAGTTATAAGTTGTATCGAAGTTATATGAGTCCATTGTTTTCACGTCCACTTCTACAACATTATTGAAAACAATACCTGGGTATTGCTGAAGGTGTATTTTTGGTTTAAGTAGTGAATTACTTTGACCATTATTATTTGTCTCAACAAATAAATTATTCTTACCAGTCTCTGACCCGAGTGCAACATTAAAGCAAGTTACATCTTTATATTTAAGAGCTTCTTCTACTAGCGTTCTAAAATTAAGAGGTGCAGGTTCAAATATTGAGATCTTACATTCTCTATTAATTTTTTTATAGGTACTTATTTCCTCACCAAAGTGACCTCCAACATGAATAATATTTTCAATGTTAAGCTTATACCTTTCAACAAGAGTTTCGAGATCAAATACCATTTAATTCTTCTTTAATACCGCTAATACATTATCATGTGTATTTATCGCGTTTGGTATATTGTAAATTGTATACGTAAAGCCTAGCTCATGTTTTAACTCCTCTAGTTCTCGCTCAAGAGCAGGAATCCAGCTCACAATTATATCTTCAATAATATACCCCCCTTTAGGCTTTAATTTATGGAAGCTATTTTTCAATAAGCATATGTTTGCATCTACATGGTGAAGACCATCGTCAATAAAAATATCAAATTGAATATCTTTTAATTCATCATTAGACCATAACTCTTCAATAGATTTTGGATCAGTTTGATCTACATAAAATGTCTTTATTCTATCCTCACTGAATAAAATACGTCTATCTATATCTGCACCATAGATATTACTTTTTGGGAGAAATTCCCGCCATCCTCTCAAAGAGGCACCTGGTGTGCCGCTGGTGCCCATACTAGATGGTATATCTAGATAGTTGGTTCCTAAACCAACTTCAAATAAATTAAGAGACTTATCTACATGATCTTTTAAAAGGTCGAAGTATAGATCAGTATAATTGTGATGCCCTGATCCTTTATCACTACCATACTCGTTCATCATGAGTGTCAGGTCGTTGGAAGTTTTTTGAGTCATTATAATTATATAGGTTGCAGAGTTAGGAAAACAACTGTTAATTTTTTTAGTAAATCTATGATATAACATACCGTCTAAATATACGGTATCAATATTATAATTAACCGGCTTATGTATTGTTTCATTTTTAAAAACTAATTTTTATCATATCATCTGTATATATTCCTTCAAACTCTTCAGTACCATCACACCATATATGAGGCGCATACGTAATTTTTTCATCACCGAGAAATGCCCCCCACCAGGCAAAGGTACTGTTAGATATAACACATACATCACTTTTAGCAAGCAAAAACATATCTTGTAACTCTGATCTATGAAAAATTTTATACGGTATGTCGGGTATATGTTTTTTCGCAGCTTCAGGGAAGTCAGATATTAAGAATATTTCGTAATCATCTATTTTTAGATTATTCAGGCAGCGCTCGTAATATTCTTTATTTAGAATATTAAAGTGAGGATAAAAATTATAGTCGCCGCCTCTAACATGAATGCTTAATATTTTCTTTTCTTTCTTTTTATTAAAATTAATATAATCGAAGTGAAATATTTCCTTTAATTTATTCTTATGAGACTTTATAAACGCAAAATTTTGAAAATACCCTTGTAAGCACAATTCTTTGGAATATGGAATATCTACATACTTGTTTGAAGTGTGTTCAAAAATATTAGAAGTAGTGAAATCTGTTTTTTCTATTTTAGAGAAAATGTTATCTAAATAATTTGTGATTCGATGCCCTTGTCCTAAACCTATATGATTGTTAGGATTTATCTTGTAAACATCGTTGTTATTAAGTGCTAAGTTTATTCCAGTAGCTACCTGAAATAGTAAGTTACCTAAACCTCCCTCGTATATACTAGTTATCATACACACTTTAATTTGGTTAGGATTTTACAACCTAAAGAATCTAACGTAAAATATGTAGGGTATATTTCTTCAATATATTTTAACATATCACTGTATTTTTCATCAGTTATGTTTGATAGAATATTATCTATGTTATCAATGTCATTAAAATCTACTAATATACACAATCTATTCCAATCCAATTGATCTTTCCATGGTAGGAAAGGTTCGTTATAGTATATATAAACTGGTACCGATCCTAGTTGCATAGCTTCGTATAATCTAAAGCTAGTAGAGCCATAACCTCTAGGACACAGCGTAAACTTACTTCTTGATGTTATATCAAAAAATAAGCTCTCACGATCAGTGCTGATATCTGATGACCAATGTTTCGGTTTAAGTAAATATTTTTTATTATTAACAAGAGTAGACAGCATCTTCATCCTTATATTATGTGAAAGAGATGACATTCCACCTATATTAAAACTCACACTACCAACGAAGCTACAAAATATATCTTTTTGATTACGTGGTATGTTTTCGATACCACTACATATTAATGGTATAGGTATTGTATTAGCAATATTACCGCCCGCAGCAAAGTTTAATGTATTAGGAGGTAGTTCTAGATATGGTGCATCATCATGCTGCGAAACTGTAAAGTATTTTTTACTTCTATCAAGCTTGTTTAAACTGTCTTGAAGTTCCGGTATAAGATTTCTATATATATTAAAGATATTTGTCCACTTAATAGGAAGGAAAGTGTATCCAGTAGAGTCAAACTTTTCTTTATTTTCAAAATAAAAATTAATAAAATGTTCTTCTAAGTCTCTACCCTTGTGATAGGATGGGTAAGGAGAAGCTACAAGATTATCATCATAAAATTTTATAAAAAAATCATTCATTTTATTTTCTTATAGATCTCTTTTACTGCATTAATGACTTTTAATTTATCTTCGACTCCTACAACCCAATTTGCATGGTGTATAACTATATCTACTGGTACATAGAAATCAGTGTCACCACTCTCCCAGCGCTTAAAGCCATTGTATGGACCGTAGTTATAGTATCTTGGCGGTAAAACATCATATTTAATCTCAGTGGTAGGTAGTAGTTTATTAACAGCTGTTTGATCTTGCGTAAAGCTATCTAGATTATCTCTAACATATTCCATTAATTGTATAATCTTTTCATTTCGCTTACATATAAAGAACCCCATACACATTTCAAACCCGTCGTTTTGAAAAAGAATATCCTTACCTGATTTATCCAAAAGATTCGTAATATCGTCTTTAAAATTTCTATAAAACTTCATGTCAATATCTGAATGTATAAAATACTCATTATCGTTTAGAGATTTAAGATAGTCAACGATATAACTCATTTTTTTATACATCGTCTTATTCCAAGTGTCTGATTCATATATACCATCTGAATCTTGCGGTAGGTAGCGTATGATTAGATCAACGCCTTCTTCATAAGGAAAGGAGTTCATGAACTCTTTATATAACGGTATATGTGACTGAGTGAAGAATGTACAAAATTTAATCATAGTATATATTTGTCAAAATGTTCTTTTTCTATGTGCTTTTCATTAGGATATAATGTAAGCATGTTATATCCATCTTTTCTTTTTATTAAGATATTATGATAATACCACGCCCAAGATTCTCTAACTATTTCGTTCTCTGATTCATAAAGTTTTGTATTATAATCATTTTCTGGAGAAGGTAATCCACTTCCCCAGCCATGATGTATGTGAGCTATTTGAACGGGATAGTCGTTAACAATTGAATCGTTCTGCCCATATACTTTTAAAATAGTAGTGAGAGCTGTATCATACCAAATAGATCCAATAATATAATCTTTTATTAAATGTCTATTTTTTAAATACCATTCCTTTTTAATAACAAAAGTATCTTGCCCAGCTATCTCATATCTAAAAGGTCGAAGTGGTTCAGAAAGAGATTTAATTGGATGTATATCCATCCTCGAACAAGCATACCCGGTATACATACCATCACCTTCAATGATATATTCTATAAAGCGCTTACTCATTAATATATCGCTATTTGTATAAACAAAATAGTCGCAATTAGTTTCTGCAAGCTTATCGAATATATCTTTTACACAAGGTGCAGTCTTCTTACCATTATAAACAAAGTCTCTACTATCTCGTTCAAGATTTATCCTATTAAATTCGGCCGGTATTTCTTCTTCTTTGTAGCGCTGTAAAGCGTAGAGATTAACTACATCAGGAAACAAGAGCTTTAATTTTATTTGCGTCTCTAAGCCTAGTGTCTGTCTTTCATTTTTACCGAATATATTAGTACCAATACTAATTTTCATACGTATAACAGTCCTATTCCTTTTTCTTGTTTTTTATCTTTTAAAATTTCGTGGTGTTTAAACCCTGTCTTAACTTCATCCCAGAATTTTCTTCCACCACCCTCTTCATTTTTACCTATGTCATGAAAGCCTACTATACCACCCTCTCTTACTAGCGTAGAATACATTTCAAAATCTTGCTTAATTGCTTCGTATCTATGATCTCCGTCTATAAAGAGAAAGTCAAGCTTTTCACCACTCAATATCTCAACTACTCTATCAAATGTTGATTGTTTATAGGAGAAATCTGGTATTAGGTATAGTTTACAATTTTTTTCTTTTGCCCATACCGGCCATACATTTTTGTAATTTGATTCTTGTTTTTCAACTCTTGGATCTCCTTCTCCGACAAACCGACGTACAGGTAAATCAACGGATATACCTACTGATCCATTATTACTATAGTGTATAAAGTGTCTCAGTGACCATCCATATAGAGAGCCGATTTCCATAAAACGATTTACACTCAATTGACTATAGAGTGTAATTAGTTCGCTAAACTCTTCGATATTTTGACTTTCTAATTCGTTTTCTAGTAGAATCATATTTTTAATTGTTTAATAATTTTAATAACTTCTTCTTTTGATTTGTATGGTGGTTGATTCGGGTAATGGCCGTGCTTACGCTTATAAATCTCTCTACCGCTATATACATTCTCTTCCCACTGCTTGTTATTGTTTGCTATAGAAGAATTATTAATAGCGTTCGGCGCTTCTACTAGATACTTGTGACTATCGTAGATATCTGCAAACCACCAAAATGGCGGGTGGTAACCAGCTTTTATTATTCGGTATGTATGATCAACATGCTCCCATGCATTAAAAAATGCTTGATCAATAAGGCCTACTTTTTCAAGAACTTCTTTAGTAAAGAAAGAAAACATAGCTACTGTATGTTCAAATAGTGATACTTTAACTGTCTTATAGTCAAGTATCATTTTTGGATTAGGTTCAGAGTCTTGCTTTAAAAGGTGTCTGTTGTGCAGATCAAATTGAATATCTTGCTTACGATTAAATGGAGAGCCAGGGCCGTAGTTAAAATGATGTATACCGCTTTTTTTGTATGCTTCAATATACTTATCAAAAATAGAAGGATCTAAAATTATCATATCATCTTCAATAATAAAGATGTAATCGCATCCTCTATCTAGAAGATGCTGCATTGCTCTGTTTTTAGATTTTCCTACACCTAAATTTTCAGGATTATCTAACCATGTACTATTTTTGAGAGGGCTTTTAAAGCCCTCTACAGGACTACCATCATTTATAATGACTAATTCATTAATAGTACCCTCACATGATATTAAAGAATCAAGAAGACCGCGTAAATAATCGGTTCTATTACATGTAATAATGCCTACTCCGATCTTTTCTTTCATTTCAACCATCTAATTTAATTATCTATACATAGGAAAAAAATCAACTACAATAAATATAATTAAGATGGCATCATGCAACACATCAAACTACACTAATATTCTAGATTTGCCTCAAGCACTAGATATCGCAACAGGTGATTATCTTGTTGTTGAAAAGCCAGATGAAGGTACTTATATACTAGATTTCAGCGATTTTATCATAACACTAGAAAATACTACCTTCGCACCTCTAATATTCAGTTTACAAACACAGATTACACAGCTTTCCGCTATAACACAAACATTTGTTAATAATTTAAGTGGTAGCAATGTACTAATAGGTATCGGTGTCGGTACAAATATTACAACAGGTTTAGACAATATAGCCATCGGTAAGAGCTCGATGAGCCAAAGTATCGTTGTTGGTAGTGGTAATATAGGTATAGGATCTGATACTTTAGATAAAATTACAGACGGTACATATAACATCGGGATGGGTAGACAGGCTTTAGCTAACCTTACTACCGGTGATAATAACATTGCTATCGGTACTAGTGTTATGAGTATGGGTAATGTTATTAGTGATAATAATATTGCCATTGGTAGAGATACTCTCGATAGACTTACAACTGGTTATGGTAATATAGGTATAGGAGCCTCTGTTATGAGTCTTAGTGCTGTTACAGGTAATCTAAATGTTGGTGTAGGTATTAATGCTGCACAGCGGATAACGTCTGGTAATTATAATGTCGCGCTCGGTACTGGTGTTATGAGTATAGGTACTGTAACAGGTGATAGTAATGTAGGTGTTGGTATTAATGGATTAGCTAAACTAACTTCAGGCACTGCAAACGTTGCTTTAGGACGAAATTGCGCTGGTAACTTAACTACAGGAGATAATAATGTAGCTGTAGGTACAGAAGTAATGTATGAAGGTAACGTTACAGGGGTTTTTAATATAGCTGTAGGAGCTAGAACTCTAGATAAACTAACGAGCGGTATCGGTAACGTCGGTGTTGGTTGTTTTGTAATGAATGAAAAAAATGTTGTAGGTAATGGTGTAACGGGTGCTGGATGTTATAACGTAGGTATGGGTCATGGCGCTATGAGTAACCTTACAACTGGATTATACAACGTGGGTGTAGGTACGAGTGTGATGAGTTTAAATGAAATAGCTAGTGCTGGTATAGTAAATGATCCAAACAGCTCAATGAACGGATGGAATTTAAATGGATCATTTAACGTCGGAGTTGGTGTAAATACTTTAGATAGATTAACATGTGGTGTTAGTAATGTTGGAGTTGGTGACCATACCTTACAGGCTGTAACTTCAGGTACTTATAATGTCGGTATAGGATCAAACGTCATGACTAATACTGGGTCTGGTATAATAGGTAATATAGGTATAGGCTGGTCGGCGGCAAGTAATTTAAAGCAGGGTGCAGATTATAATATTGCTATTGGAACAAACGCTTGCGAGAAAATGGCAAGTAATGCTGATCACAATATTGGTATAGGTTTTGGTTCATACGGGCTTAGTGAATTGAGTGGTGCAAATAATATTGGTATAGGGTTTTATGCAGGATCGCAAATGTTATCCGGTTATAATTGTATTCACATAGGTACTAACTCTGGTGTCAATATGAACAGCACGAGAGGTGCCTCTGATATTATTTGTATAGGTCGCAACTCTGGTTTTCATACAGCATCATCAGTACCAGTATCTAACTCAGTTGCTATAGGGTTAAATGCACTTGTATTGGGGTCAAATCAAATAATGCTTGGAAATAGTAGTGTTACTACATACACTATGGGCGGCGTTGTTCAAACGGTATCGGATGCTAGAGATAAAGTAGAAATAACTGATACACAACTAGGTTTAGGTTTTATTAATAAGCTAAGACCTGTTGAGTATAAATACGATCTAAGAGATAATTACTATGATAGTAATACTGGACTTTATCATAATAAAGATGGCTCACAATCAGGTAGTAGACCTCACCATGGATTAATTGCTCAAGAGGTTAAGCAGGTTATAGACGAACTGGGTATTGATTTTGGTGGATATCAAGATATGAAAGTAACCGGAGGAGCAGATAGATTAACTCTAGGATATGTAGAGTTTATAGCTCCGCTCATTAAAGCAGTTCAAGAGCTTTCAACTCAGAATCAAGAATTATTGAGTAGAATAGAAGCTCTTGAGTCTGCTAACTAAGACCGAACTTTTTAAATAACTCTTTTTCCTTTTCTTCTTGGTCTAGAGCAGCTTTTTGCTGCTTAACTAGAGCTTCAAGTTCATCTAGTTTTTCAGGGTTGAAAAGAGAGTGCTCATCACCATAGAGCTCACCATCAGTATCAATATACTCCGAAATAATATCAATACGTCTTTGCGGATTAGCAGGTAATACTATTATACCGGGTGAGTCATCTTTCGGGAAGAAGATATCAGCGTCGTAATTTTGCTCGTACTGTGCAAATAGAGCTTTAAATATATTATCTATTTCTTTAATGTACTCTATATTTGTATCTCTTAACTCATCATCCTGTATTTTAATAGAAGAATCATATTCGAGTAAAAAGATAATATCTAAATGTCTCATTGACTCCTTTGTTAGGGTGATACATTTATCGACATATTTTTTATCAAAGCCTTCAATACCTTTATCATGCGCCCATAGTGTATACGCTAGATTATCGAGCGGACATCTATCAAAAACTACCTTAGATTTTTTATCATATGATTGAAGTTGGTCAATCATAAAGTTTAGAATCTCCCACTGTGTATCCGTAGTGGTAGCAGACGAATGAGATAAATTTTTTTCTTTTATTAGATCTCTATATGTTTTTTCTGGAGTCGTATATTGAGACCAAACTGCCAAAAAGTTGTTAATAAGAGTTGTCTTACCCGTGTTTGCTGTACCAGAAAAAGCTATTCGCATACGGTTATATATACCTTTCTAGCAATTTTTCAAGAAAGAAGACCATTCGTCTTTATATATATCAAACGTCAAACCGTTGTTTGGCTTGTATGGTCTGTATTTTAACTTGAGACCCACTTCGCTTAGATACTTATTACTCTTTTTAGAATTAAGAAGTCTATCGCAAGTTACAAGATTCTCCCATGTATCTTTACCACCTTTACTTTTAGGTACGACGTGATCAACACTAAGCTCTTCTTTAGATAGTTTCTTTCCAGTATATAAGCAAGTATAATTATCTCTCTTATAGATATTATGCTTTGTAGGAAATTGAACTCTATTAAATATAACTCTATCAAAGTTTGTGCATATAACTACCTGCGGAACTCTTACAGGTCCTTTTGCTGTCTGTAGGTACTCATCGTACGGTCTAATTGGTAGAGAGAGCCAGTCCTGTACATTCGGTACCGTCGTAAAGTATTCTACATTCTCAAGATTTACACGAGCATCTTCATCCTCTTCGTAAGAGATATCCAGCGGTATTACCGCACCAGAAAAAATGTTACCGAAGGTTTTTTGAATACCTTCAACAGCAACCGGAAAATAATACTTATTTAGTACGAGAATCTTATAAGATTTCATCAGACCCTAAGAGCTAAATTCCACAACAAAAGATGCAGTCTCGGACTGAAATTAACATGCATTGCTTTAGCGTATTCAGCTACAGCTGGTGCCTTTTCTATATGCTCTTCACGTGAACCGCAGCAAGGCATAAACCATACACGACTAAGCGGTACGTTAATATTTTCCTTATCGTTTACATATTTACGCCAGATTTCTTCAATGTCTTCTGATCTGCTAATTACAAATTTGAATCCAGAGTTATGATCTTTATGCCATTTAAGGACTTCAGGTTTATAGGTTTTCTCTTCAGGATCGCCGTTTGTTGTTAGCTTTGGTGAGGTAGTAAAAGTAGCATTAAATTCTGTAACCCATCGCTCGTCGGGCATTAATGTAGCATTAGTTTCAAAGTCAATACGAGGTATAAAATTATATCGATCTCTAAACGCCTCAACAAATTTAAGCAATTGTTTCTGCTGAATCATAGGCTCACCACCAGTTAGCTTCCAAATAGCACCCTCACGCAAGTGAGTGACGTGATTACCGGTCTCCATGAGTTCGAAGATTTCATTAAATGACTTCTTATTCTTTACTGACCAAGAAATAAACGAATCACAACCATTAGGAGAATCTTTTGACGCAAACCCGGAACAACTCAAATTACACATGGACATCCTCATAAAGACAGAAGGTTGACCGATATACTCACCTTCACCTTCTAGTGTGTAAAAGATAAGATCATCACTTAAAAAGATAGTCTCTGTATCACAATCTACGCTCATATATAATATATTATGATATAGTTCCCGACAGAATCAAGTGTTTTTGAATAAATACTAATGCATGACTCACAAGTCCCCTACGCGTAAGCGTAAAAATGCAGGTTTGGATGAATTAGTAGATATCGAAGATTCTATCCAAAAAAACTGGCTTTTTAATTTTAAAATTAAAAAGCCCTTCTACTTCAATACCAACCACAAAGCGTTTTATGAATGCATAAAGCGTGAAGAGACTAATATGGTCTTTGTTGATGGACCAGCGGGTAGTGCAAAGTCATATATTGCCGTACTTGCTGGGTTGGAGCTTATAAAAGATCAAAAGACGCGAGGTATTACCTACATTAGATCTGTTATTGAGTCTGCGTCAAGATCTATTGGTGCACTTCCAGGTGAGGTGGATGATAAATTCTTACCTTACGCAATGCCTTTAATTGAAAAGGTTAGAGAGGTTACCGATGATAGTACCTGTGGACTGTTACAAACAAACAATATTATACATGCTGTACCGGTTAATTTTGTGCGTGGTTTAACTTTCAATGATTCTATAGTAATAGTTGACGAAGCACAAAATCTAACCAAGGGTGAGCTTGTAACAATATTAACGCGTTTTGGTAAGAATACAAAATATATTGTTTGTGGCGACTTAAAACAATCTGATATTGGAAAATCATCAGGTTATGAGGAAATATTTAAACGCTTTAACAATGAAAAATGCGTAGATAATGAAATCTACGCATTTAAATTTGGCGAAACAGAAATCGTAAGAAGTAAAATTTTACGATTTATTGTTGATGTTTTAGAAGCTAAACATTAACCCCA